CCGCCGAGCGCGCCGGGTTCTGACCAGCACGACCTGTCCCGCGCCGAAGGCGAGGGCATGGTCGCATCCCAAGGCCAGGATGCTGCCGCCGGCAAGACCGACGCTCCGGTCCTGGACCCCCAGGCCGTTGCTGCCGTGGCCCCCGCTGCCGGCAAGCTCAGCCAGGCCGAGCGCCTTGCTGCCGGCGAGACCGTGCAGGTGGGTGGCGTCCAGGTGAAGCAGTACGAGGGCCTGCAGCCGGTCGAAGGCGCGACCACGACCGTCAAGGTGGACCCCAGCCAGACCAAGGTCATCAGCGTGTCCGGCGAACTGGACCAGGCCCTGCTGGAGAAGCACACGAGCCTCGGCCAGAAGGTGCTGGAGCTGGCCCATAAGTGCGAGCTGGCCGTGAGCGACGACCTGCATGCGGTCGCTGAGCACGTCGGCGCCTACCTCGACCGCCTGCACGTCGCCTACGACGCCGTTACCACCGAGCTGCACCAGGTCCGCGAGGCTGTCGCCGCGAGCCATGAGCCCGTGGCCGATGGGGTGTACGACAACACCGTGTCCGGCTTCCGCGAGTGGTACGTGGGCGACAAGCTCCAGATCAGCATCGCCAAGGACACCCTGGACTTCCTCGGGAACAACGTCCCGATGAACCTGCGCGGCAAGTGGGGCGTGAAGCCCGACATGCCGAAGCCGGAAACCGAAGCCCAGGCCGCGACCGGCACCGAAGGCTGACGATGACGAAGGCCCTGGCAAAGCCGCTCGACCCGAGTGTCCGCCTCAAGGACAAGCGGCAAGAGCGGTTTTGCCAGGAGTACATGCTGGACCTGAACGCCACCCAGGCCTACATGCGGGCTGGCTACAAGGCCAAGAACGCCAACGTGGCCGGCGTCCTGGCCCACCGCCTGTTAAGGGACGCTAAGGTCGATGCCCGGCTCAAGTACCTGGAGGACGAGCGCGCCAGGCTGGTGGGACTGACCGGCGAGACCATCCTGCGCGGCCTGTACGAGATCGCCACCGTGGACCTGGCCGACGCAATGGACGACAAGGGCAACTGGCTCCCCGTGAACAAGATGCCCCCGCACGTGCGCCGCTGCCTGATCGGCGTGGACGTGGTGGAAATGGCTGGCGGCATGGCCATCGAGGTCGGCAAGCCCGGCTCAGACGGCGCGGAGAGCGGCGGCATCGCCCACGTTTCCCTGCACACCAAGAAGCTCAAGGTGGCTGACAAGCTCAAGGCCTGGGAGCTGCTGGCCAAGCACAAGGGCCTGGTCACGGAGCGCAAGGAAGTGTCCGGCGTGGTGAAGCACGACCACACCCACCGGCTCAGTAAGGAGCAGGCGGACGCGGCGTACCGTGCCGCCGGCCTGTTGCCGCCCATCGAGGGCGAGGCGGTGCCGGCGTGAGACAACAGCGTCCCCGCCCGGCCCTGAGATACCACGGCGGCAAGTGGAAGCTGGCCCCGTGGATTATCGGGCACTTCCCACAACATCGGGTGTACGTCGAGCCATTCGGGGGGGGGTGCTCAGTGCTGCTGCGTAAGCCGCGCTCCCATGCCGAGGTTTACAACGACCTGGCAGACGATATTGTGGCGTTCTTCCGTGTACTACGGAATCCAGAGCAGGCTGCGCGGCTGATCGAGCTGCTGCGCCTGACACCGTTCGCCAGGCTTGAGTTGGAAGGCGCATACGAGCAGACGGACGACCCCGTGGAGCGTGCCCGCCGGGTGTTGGTCAGGTCCTTCATGGGCTTCGGCTCGGCCTCTGCTATCTGCGACCACGCCACGGGCTTCCGCGCCAACAGCAGCAAATCAGGCACCACCCCGGCCCGTGACTGGGCTCACTTCCCCGACGCCCTGGCCATGACGGTCGAGCGCCAGGCGGGCGTAGTCATCGAACACCGGGACGCTGTGGCCTGCATGCAGCAGCACGACTCCCAGCAGACCCTGTTTTACGTGGATCCGCCTTACGTCCATAGCACCCGAGTCATAAAGCGCACCCGCGCCGGGCAGGTGTACGAGCACGAAATGGACGACGCGGCTCACCGCAGGCTGGCCGCCTGGCTCCATTCCTGCAAGAGCATGGTGATCCTGTCGGGCTACCGCTGCGACCTTTACGACGAGCTGTACCACGACTGGCAGCGGGTGGACACCCTGGCTCTGGCCGATGGCGCGAGGAAGCGCACCGAGAGCCTGTGGATCAACCCGGCTGCTATGGTCGCCCGCCAGGTCCGGTACAAGCGGCCTGAGCAGAGGCTGCTGGCATGACCATCATCCCCATCAGCTTTGCGGAGGCGCAGGCCTTCGTGTCCAGCCACCACCGGCACCACGGCCGGGTGGCCGGCTGCAAGTTCTGTGTGGCCGTGGCCGATGACGGCAAGGTGCGCGGAGTCGCCATCATTGGCAGGCCGGTATCCCGCCACCTGGACGACGGCCTGACCGTCGAGGTCACGCGCTGCTGCACAGACGGGTCCAGGAATGCCTGCAGCATGCTGTACGGCGCGGCATGGCGGGCCGCGAAAGCCCTGGGCTATCGCAAGCTCATCACCTACACCCTGGACACCGAGAACGGCGCTAGCCTGCGCGCTGCCGGGTGGAAGGTCGTTGCCGAGGTCCGCGGCCGTCCCTGGAACACGCCAAGTCGCCCACGGGTGGACACGCATCCCCTGCAGGACAAGCTGCGCTGGGAGGCACCAGCATGATGCTGTGGTGCTGGCTCCAAGCCGAAGGCCGTACCAAGGTGAGCATCCTGCGCTTCGCGCTGGTGCTGGCGGTCCTGTGCCTGGCCGTAGCGATGGTGCTGCCGTGATGAACAAGGAGCGCGTCAGCATCCTGGAGCTGGAGCGGGTGATGCTGGACTACGACAAGACCCTGGAGATACACCCCGACGGCACTGTGACCGTCGAGGAATTGGTGGGGCCGCCCCAGCCCCTAAAACTGACGACCGTCGCTGACGGCGCCACCTACTGAGGACAACCGCATGGACCTGATCAGCTTCCCCGAGGTTAACGCTGTGTACGCGAAGGACCAGCCGGAGTATCGACCCTTGCCTTGCCACCGCCGGCCCGATGGTCAGCTCACCTGCTGCTGGAAGCTCACCCTGCGCGAACGGCTGCGCCTGCTGTTCACGGGCAAGGTGTGGCACACGGTCCTGACCTTCGGCCATCAGCTCCAGCCGCAACTGCTGGAGGTCAACAAGCCGGACATGGGGCAGGCATGCCGCTGACCAAGCGTCAGTTGCAGCAGTACTGCTGGCGGTCCTGGGTGAAGTGCTGCCGGGCGGAAGGACTCGACCCGCATAAGGCTCTGGCCAAGCTACTGAGGGCGATGCGCCCATGACCGTCCTGGCCATCAAGACCAAGGGCTCGCCCGAGCTTCGGATGAAGTGCAGCCCCGTGGGCTTCGAGAAGGTCGGCCACATGCTCCGTAGGGCTGCCTACCTGGACCAGGTGATCCTGGACATGCTCGAGACGGCGCACGCCAAAGGCGGCATCGGCCTGGCAGCCAACCAGGTCGGCTACCCGTTCCGGGTCATCGTCGTGTCGCGCCAGGTGTTCATCAACCCCGAGATTCTGGCGGGCAACGGCCGGAGCACCATCCAGGAGGGTTGCCTGAGCATCCCAGGCAAGACCATCCCCGTGACCCGGGCCAAGAAGGTGAAGGTGCGCTACCAGGACGAGAACGGCGGTTATCACACCGTCAAAGCCACCAACCTCATCGCCCACGTGTTCCAGCACGAGATAGACCACCTGGACGGCGTGCTGGTGGACGACAGCCAGGTCCAGGGATTCGACAGAACCCGGAACAGCGGCTGGTGGCACCCATGAGCACCGTCGCCCGCTTCAAGCAGCGCGAGCACACCCGCCAGGGGATGCTGACCCACCTGCAGGTGGATAATCCCCTGGGCGGCATCCTGCTGACCAAGACGGCAGAGGGCTGGGAGTGGCGCTACTACGGCGACGTCGAGGTCGTGGACCTGGTGGGCGCGATGGAAATGGTCAAGCACGACCTGCTGACCGACTACGCGGAACAGGCGCGGTGAACGCCGTGCTGCAGCCCACCCCCGAGGACCTGGCGGTAGCCAACCTGCTGAGCTATGCCGCCATCCAGTGGCCAGGCATCAAGCTCGGCCGGCACCACCGGCTCATGGCCGACTACCTGCACAAGGTCGAGGCAGGGCAGATAGACCGGCTGATGATCGAGGCCCCGCCCCGGCACACCAAGACCCTGCTGACGTCCCACAACTTCCCGGCCTGGTACATCGGCCGGAACCCGTCGCGCAGCGTCATCGGCACCACCTACAGCCAGGACCGGGCCGACGACATGGGCCGGGCGGTGCGGTCACTCATTAGCAGCGAGGAACACCTGGCCATTTTCGGCCAGACCGTCATGGACGAATCCCACGCCGCCAAACGGTTCAACGTGAAGCCGGAGGAAGGCTACTTTATCCCGACCGGCATGGACCCAAAGGCCCCGCCTGGTGGCTGTTTCTTTGTAGGCCGTGGCGGCCCCATCACTGGCCGCGGTGCTCACCTGCTACTGATCGACGACCCGATCAAGGACCGCAAGGAGGCCGACAGCCAAGCCATCCTCCGCCACCTGCAGGACTGGTACAGCTCCGTGCTGTACACCCGCCTCATGCCTGGCGCCGCCATCGTCCTGATCATGACCCGCTGGGCCGAGAACGACCTGGCCGGCTGGCTACTCAAGGAGTTCAAGCACGAGGGCTGGACCAGGCTCAGGCTGCCGGCTCTGGCCGAGGCCAACGACCCGCTGGGCCGCAAACCTGGCGAGGCCCTGTGGCCCGAGCAGTACAGCCGGAAGGACCTGCTGCGCATCAAGGGCGCGGTGCTGCCCCGCGACTGGGACGCCATGTACCAGCAGGCGCCCAAGAAAGAGCAGGGCACCATCTTCAAGCGGGAATGGTTCGAGGCCAACCAGTACGAGCCCGATGACCTGAAAGGCCGCAAGACCATCGCCTACGGCTCCAGCGACTTCGCCGTGACCAAGGACGGCGGGGACTTCACCGAGCACGGTGTCGGCCATATCACCGATGACTTCCACCTGTACATCACCGACGGCTGGAGCGGCCAGGAGACGATGGACGTGTGGGTGGAGAAGCAGATCGACATGGCCAAGACGGCCAAGCCGCTGAAATGGCTGGGCGAGTCAGGCGTCATCCGCCGGGCGGTCGAGCCCTACCTGCGCCAGCGCATGGCCGAGCGCAAGGTGTTCTTTGCCCTGGACTGGCTGCCGCGCACCGGCGACAAGGTGGCGATGGCCCGCTCGTTCCAGGCCTTCGCATCCCAGGGCCGGGTGCACTTCCCCAAGAACCAATGGGCGCGCCGGGCCATAGACCAGCTCTGCGCCTTCACCGGCAGCCCGACCGACATTGACGACGTGGTGGACATGCTGGCGCTTTTCGGCCTGGCCCTGGACACCCTGATTTCCGCCACCAAGGACGGCAGCGACACCAAGGATCTCAAACCCTTCACTCAAGCATGGCTGGAGTACGACCCCAATGAGCACGAAAAAAAGCCGCGCCGCTTCTAAGCCTGAGCCGTCGGAGGACGAGCAGGTAGGCGTCGTAACCGCGGCGGTCAATGACCGCGGCGAGAACGAGCAGCAGAAGAAGGAGCACGCCCTGGAGGTGGCTGCCGTCAAGGAATGGCAGGACCGGGTGGACGAGTGCAAGACCTTCTACCGCGAGCGGTTCGAGGCCTGGGACAACCTGCGGAAGGCCGTGGTGCTCCACTTCGATTCCGAGGGCGAGGACAGCAACAAGAAGATCGTGAACGTGAAGCTGATCCTGAGCACCCTTAAGACCCTGGTGCCGCACATCTACGCCCGCAACCCGGACGTGTCCGTGAAGCCTTCCGAGTCCGTGACGCCCTCCAGGTACCAGGTCACGCAGAAGTTCGCCCGGACGTGCGAGATCGTGGTGGATCGGGAGTTCCTGGACGGCCACCTGAAACAGCAGGCCAAGCGCGTGGTGCGCGCCGTGCTCCAGAACGGGGTGGGCTGGCTCAAGGTCGGCTTCCAGACCGTGACCCGCCAGGACCCGGTCATCCTGCGCCAGATCGAGGACACCCGACAGCAGCTCGACCGCCTGCAGCAGGTGGTCAACGAGATCAAGGACGGCACCGGCCAGGAGGACCAGGAGGCCCGCCGCGCCGAGCTGACTGACATATTGCGGGGCCTTGAGAAGCAGGTGGACGTGCTGGTCTCAAAGGGCTTCGTGTTCGACTGGGTGGACAGCAAGGACGTCTTCG